TGCAAGAGGATTTCTACCGCAACATGTGGTATTGGAATCTTATACCAAAATCAAGACAGTTAGGCTTCACAACGCTTATTGATATACTGGGACTTGATACTGCGCTTTTTAACGACAATATGTCTATTGCTATCATTGCCAATAAACTTAAAAAAGCAGAAGAGATATTCAATAATAAAGTTAAATTTGCATACGATAATTTGCCAGATGGAATAAAAGAATTTCGCCCGGCATCAACAGACAATAAACGAGAACTCAAGTTTTCCAATAATAGCATTATTAGCGTGGATACTTCAGCACGAGGTGGTACATTAAACTTTTTGCACGTTTCAGAGTTTGCGGAAATATGCGCCAATAGACCTGATATAGCCGAAGAGATAGTAACAGGATCACTACCTGCTGTTCATGCTGGTAATATGATATTTATCGAATCGACAAGCAAAGGCGCAATGGGCTATTTCGCTGATTGGTGTAAGGACGCGAACGACAGAAAGATACAAGAAGTAAAACCCAATAAACGACAATTCAAACTCAGTTTTTATCCGTGGCATCAGTCGTCCGGAAATCGTCTTGATTTTGATGATATTGTCATTTTTCCCTACATGAAAACATATTTTGAGAAATTAGAACTCGAACATAATATCGCTCTTGATGACGAGCAAAAAGCATGGTATGCGAATGAGTGGCTGATATATGCTGATAAAATGAAGCAGGAAAATCCGTCATTTTTTGAGGAATGTTTCTGGTTCTCGACCGAAGGTGCTTATTACAGTCCTCAGTTTAAGAAGATACGAGAAGATAACAGAATAACGAAAGTGCCATATATGCCAGGTTATCTTGTTGATACATCTTGGGACATAGGCAGAGGCGATTCGACAGTTATTTGGTTCGCACAGACAGTAGGACGTGAGCGGCATTATATAGATTACTATGAGAATTCAGGCGAGTGGGTTGAACATTATGTAAACGTGATAAAAGATAAAGCTGATCAACTGAACTATCGGTACGGTCGGCATATAGCGCCTCATGATATTGAAGTCAAAGAGTGGGGCACAGAGTTCTCTCGTCGTGAAACAGCGGCTCGTCTTGGCGTAGTATTTGATGTTGCGCCTAATATTTCTATCGAGGATGGCATAGAAGCAAGTAGACAATTGCTGAGCGTTGCATGGTTTGACGAAGAGAAGACTAAAGAAGGTTATACTAAGCTTGAAAATTATAAGAAAGAATGGGATACCAAGCATGGCGTTTGGAAGAATCATCCGCTACACGATAGCTGTTCACATCCGGCCGACGGATTTAGAATGGACGCTGTTACGTGGCGGCAATCAATGACCCATCGCAGGGCTCCTGTTAATCCTAAACGTGTAAAAGCATCTGGTTGGACTTAATATGAATATAAATTCGATGTCAGCATCCAGTTCGACAGAATCCGGCACGGAAATAACTGCATTACCGAAGCCGAAATTGCATGACCGTGATATTGATATGCGTACTGAACTCGATAAGGTAATTTCTGCTGATGCTCGTGAAGCGCAGAACCAACCTGAAATATTGGGATTGGTAGGATATCTCAAACGGTGTTGGACATCTGCTCGTAGGACGAAACAACCTGTTCAGTTAGAACTATATGAAGCTTCATTGCGACGACAAGGACGATATACTGATGATAAGATTGCTGAAATACGCAAGCAAGGCGGTTCTGAAATATTTATGGGGCTTACTTCCGTTAAATGTAGGGCGTGTGAATCGTGGCTTGACGATGCTTACGGCGATTATGAATCTATTTGGAATATAAAACCGACACCTATACCGGATTTACCGCCGAATCTCAAACAGTATGTGGAAGCAACAGTACAGCGTGGGATAGCAGCTAATCAAAACTTGCTTGCAACATTTCAGGATAAAGAAGAATTCAAGAATTTTCTGCTTGATGAAACCAAAAAGAATACGGATAAGGTCGCTAATGAAACATCTCAGAACATGCGCACAAAGATGCAAGACCAAATGGTTGAAGCTGATTTCAAAGAAGCGCTCAAGGAATGTCGCTCTGATATAGTTACATACAAGGCTGGATTTCTTAAAGGACCGATAGTACGGCGCAAGAAACAATTAACATGGCAACAGAATGAAGAATCAGGCAAATGGGAACCTGTGCAAGCTGATACTCTAAGAGTTTCATACGAGCGTGTGTCACCATTCGCCATGTATCCAAGTTCTTCGTCTGTTAAGATAAACGACGGATTCATGTTTGAGCATCACAGACTTTCGCAAAAAAGTTTAACAGAAATGAAAGGCGTAGTGGGCTACAACGATAGTGCTATTGATTTGGTATTAGAAAACTATACGTCAGGATCTTCTGGTGATTGGGCATTTAGCACGGGCAACGATTTAGAACAGAAAGCCGAACGTCCTGAAGATGATGCAACTGAAAATGCTGATGATATGATAGATGCACTTGAATTTTGGGGCGATTGTCAAGGTAAACTACTTATAGAATGGGGCATGTCAAAAGAAGATGTGCCTGATGAATATGAATCTTATCAAATAAACGCATGGCTTGTTGGTAATTATGTCATAAAAGCAATAATCAATCCAAACAAAGAAGGTAAACGACCATACTACAAAGCGTCATTTGAATCTATTCCGGGTAAATATTGGGGACGCGGCATACCTGAGCTCATGAAAGATTTGCAGGAAAAATGCAATGCTACTTCTCGTGCGCTTATTAATAATCTGTCACTTGCGTCCGGTCCGTTCATTATGATAGACGAAAGTCAAATGGCTGCTGGACAGGATTATGAGAATATACATCCGCTCAAGATTTTCTATTATGATTCATCGAAAGGGTTTAAAGGCAGAGACGGCATTCAGTTCAAGCAGCCGACAAGTAATGCTGGTGAGCTGTTAGCGGTCTACGATTCATTCCAGTTAAAAGCTGATGAATATACAGGTATTCCAGCATATACATACGGCATGGGAAATGTCGGCGGGGCAGGAAAGGCTCTTGCAAATTACGAAAAGATTCTAACATCGAGTGGTATGATTGAAATCGGACTGATTAAAAAAGGATGTATGGTCAATAATTCTTACGGTTCGTTCTCTGAAGTTACGGGTGTATATCCACAGGGCGATTCTGATATCTTTAGAATGAAATTTAATAATGGCGAACATGTTGATTGTGATGCTGAGCATCGTTGGTCAGTCAGAGATCATCACGGTAGAAAATTTAGGACACTAACAACCAAAGAGATACTTGATAAAGGATTGTTCAGAAAAACGAAAGTAGGATATAGAAATCCCAAAGGCTATCGACCGAAATGGATGTTACCGATAGTTGATTGTGTACAGTTCAAAGAAAGAAAAGTTAAGGTTGATCCGTATACGATGGGTGCATTAATTGGCGATGGCGATAGTCGTTGTAGGCTTACAAGTATGGACAAAGAGATTTTTGATAGAATACCGTATTCGCTTGGTAAGCCTGACAAGAAAGAAGGTACTAAAGCTATAACACGTGCCGTCAAAGGCATAAAACAAGATTATCTTTCTTACGGATTGAAATGCAAATCAATAGATAAATTTATCCCTGAAGATTACTTGCTCAACTCAAAAGAAGTGCGGTTAGAACTTCTTCGTGGGTTGATGGATTCAGATGGGTGTTGCACAGCAGACGGTTCGACTTTCTTTTCGAGTTCATCGTATAAGCTTATAACTGATTTCAAAAAACTTGTCAAATCTCTTGGTGCAGTTACGTTCAGTACTCGTGAAGAAGAAGCCGGTGAATTTGAAATTAGAGGTAGAAAATGTTATCGTCAGAAGAACTATAGATTAACATTCAACTTGTCTAATGAGCAGATATTTCATCTTACACGAAAGATTAAAAGAACTAAAGTTAAGCCAAGAACACATACATACATTACCGGTATCGAATACATAGGCAGATATCCTGCAACGTGCATAACAGTTGATTCTAAAGACAAATTATTCGTTTGTGAGAATTTCATACCGACACACAATACAGCCAGCGGGTTAAGTATGCTCATGCAGGCTGCATCAAAAAGCATCAAATTCGCGCTGTCAAATATCGACACCTACATAGTATTACCTGCTGTTGAAAGTTTATACATATTTAACATGCAGTACAGCGACGACGAATCAATAAAAGGCGATTTAAAAGTCATTGCCAAAGGTGCTTTAAGTCTGGTAGCTAAAGAGCAGCTTCAGATAAGGCGTACTGAATTCCTTAACATGATAGGCAGCAATCAGATGTATTCAGATATACTTGGTAAACGCAGGATAGCTTATTTGTTGCGTGATGCTGTACGTACACTTGAAATGCCTATCGACGATATAATACCATCCGACAGAGAACTTGAGTCTATGGAAATAGCAGAGCAGAAATTGAAAGAATTAATAGCTCGACAGCAAGCCATGGGGCAACCTGACGGTGCTGTATCCAATTCAGGTGCGATGGTACCCAATCGAGGTACACCGCCTAATCCACAAGCTCTTGATATGGCTGGTAATCCGGCTCAGGGCAAGGATGCAGCGTTGTTTATGTCAAAACCGCAAAGTAGAGGATAAATATGAGAATAGCTAATATAGAGGTATTACGTGCAATAGATAGATTACAATCGGGTAGTCCCGTATTTTTGAACGTGCTACTTGATTGGTTTGCAACATCGCACAAAGAACAGCATATAATATTAGAGAACAGCGACGACGTTGAGGAACGTGGTCTTGCGCGTGGTCGAGCGCAATGTCTGACTTATCTTATTGAGACTATCAGAACAGCAGACGAAAAGCTAAAGAAAATAGCACAAACAAAGAGGTAGATAAAATGGCAAGATGCGAGCAATTAAGCGTTAGTGAGCTTACAGTCGATGGAGACATAAGAAGAATAGACCCCAGACGGAGTACTATTACTATCGAAGGAAACGAATCGACACAGGCTTGGTACGAAGAATCATCTTCGCAGTTATATCCACTTGGTACAAGATTGCGACATCATGACGGACGAGTTTTTAGGTATGCAGGTGCAGCTGCTGTTGCTTTGGTTGCTGGCAATCTATTACAGAGTGCCGCAGCTGGTGGTACGACAACCGAACAACAGAATTTGGATATTGCAACAGCATCAGCTGTGGGCAATTATTTCGGTTATGCGACTGTGGGTACTGATACAATAGTAGCGAATTTGTTTAAGGACGGATATTATGTTGTGTCACAGGGATCGGCTGCTCAAGGCAGAGGACAGATTTATCAGATCAAATCACATGCCGCATCGATACATGCGTCCACTAAATTCTATTTTTACGAACCTTGCAGAGTCGTTATTAGCACATCAGCGAAAGCCAGTCTTATGACCAATCCGTATAAAGCGGTTATTCAGGCACCGACAACTCAGACGGGCGTTGTTGTTGGAACAGCACCTATAGCAGTTACCGCATCGTACTATTTTTGGACACAGACATGGGGCGTATCAAACGTTCTTGTCGAAACGGCTACTACTGCTGGTACATCTGTTATTCGCGATTTAACTACTGCAGGTACTGTTGGTATAAGTGGTGGCACAGAAGCTGAAGAGGTTGTTGGAATGGCTGGTTCAGTGACAGACAATACTGATATGGGCTTTGTTTTTCTGACAATCGCACCGTAAACATAATAAGCAAATAAGTAAATAAGATTTAACTATCAACCTAAAGTTAGGAGGTAAGCAAAATGAGATATGAACAATTAAGTGTTGGCGAGCTTACGCTTGGTGGAGACATAAGAAGGGTAGATCCCAGAAGGGGTACTATCACGACCGAGGGAAACGAACTTACGCAAGCTTGGTATGAACAATCTGTGGCACAGTTATATCCGCTTGGTACCAGATTAGAACATCCCGATGGACGTGTATTCCGATATGCAAGTGATGGCGGAAGTGCGGCAGTAGCTGGTAACGTTTTGCAAAGCGCTGTGAACGGCGGTACAACTACATTGCAGAAAGATTGTACCATTGCTACAGCATCAGCTGTTGGTGATCGTTTCGGTTATGCAACTATAAAGACTGATACAATTGTAGCCAATCTATTCAAAGATGGTTATTACATCGTGTCTGACGGTACAGCTGCTCAGGGTGCGGGACAAATATACCAGATTAAATCACATGCTGCAGCAGCGGCTGCAACTTGCAAATTCTATTTCTATGAACCATGTCGTGTTCTCATTAGTACATCAGCAAAAGCTGGGCTTATGACCAATCCATACAACGCTATCATTCAAGCACCTGTAACGACTCCTACAGGCGTAATAGTTGGTGTGGCGCCTATTGCTGTCACAGCATCATATTACTTCTGGGTGCAAACGTGGGGCATAGCTAATGTGCTGATCAAAACAGCTCTTACTGCTGGCACAAGCGTCATTAGAGATACTATTGCCGCGGGTAGTGCTGGTGTGAGTAGCGGTTCGGAAGCTGTTGAAGTAATCGGAATGTCAGGTTCAGTAACAGATACGACCGATAACGGCTTTGTTTTCTTAACAATCGCACCATAAACGTAAAGGAATAATTGGAACGAATTTTTATAAACACAGTACCTAACAAGCAAACTGTTAGAATACCGCAATCCAGAAATCTGATAAATGTCAGAACACTTTGTTTTGCGAATCGCTGAGAGGAAAAAAGATGTCACCTGTAAACAACGATATGATTGAAGAACTCGAAGAAGAAATAGCTGCAGCTGATGCTGTTGCTGCCGAGTCAAAAAAAGTTGATGAGATTATACCTCCTGAAGACACTATTCGGTTAGATGGGCAAGAACCCCAACTGGTTGACCCCAAAACTGCTGAATCCGGTGATCAGGTTATTAATAAAGTTGATGAAACAAAACCGGTTGAAAAAGTTGTTAAGCCTAAAAAGGAATCGAAGGATAAGAAGGATGATTTCAAACAGCAATATAAAGTTGCTCAGGGTTTAACAAAGAAACAAGCCGAACAGATAAGTGAACAGAGAGATCAGATAAGCGATCTAAAGGACATTGTTGTTAACCTTCAGAAGAAAGTTGATGCCGAACCTGCCGTAACGAATCAACCTGTGCAGGCGGAAGTAAAACCCGGCAAACCTGAAACTGAAAATGTACAGCTTGAAGCGCACAAATATCTTACCGAGAGTGACATCGAAGCATACGGTGATACTATCGAAGTAATCCGAAAAGCATCTCGTGAGATTGTTGAAGATATGCTTAGTAAGTATGACCAACAGCTTCAGGGAAGATTGGATACAAGATTCACACCGTTGAACGACGGTATTGAGTCTTTACGCGAATTAGATGTACAAGGAAAACAAAAAGTGTTCATGAAGGATTTATCCAAACTTACGCCTTATGCCGAAACGATGGTTAGTTTATATACTAACAATGACAAAAGTTTCAACACATGGTTAGATGAGTCTATGTCGGGTACACCGTTTTCAAGACGGGATGCTTTTGACCGATATAATATTGCTTTCGATGCAAAAGGTGTTGCTGGTATTTTTGACGATTACGCTAAAAATGTCAGTGCAAATGAGCAGGATAATCCGCAACCGGAACCGAATCCACAGCCAGCTCAACAGGCAATATCACCGTCCAGTCAACTGGATAAACTGATTGCGCCCGAACAATCTGGTAACGAATTCGTTCCACAAACTAATGATAATAAACCAATGCGCCATTTAAGCGAACTTAAAGTAGCTTTAGATAGTGTCAGAAAAGGCAATATGACACCAGATCAATATGAAGTGATTCAATCTGAAATTGACCAAGCTACAATTGAAGGGCGTGTTGCAATATAATGTATGACAACAATCGGCACATAATAAGCCATTTGCTGCTATACATGATATTTGACAAACAACCTTAATAAATAAGGATTTAAAAATGGCTTATCCAAGAGCTGCAGGAAGTCCTGATTATACCGGCAATTATATACCTGAAATATGGGATCCCCGTATACAGGTAAGGTTTTACAAGAAATCCGTTACATGGGCTATCTGTAATACGATGTATGAAGGTGAAATTAAGAAATATGGCGACACCGTTAACATCAGAACATATCCTGATATTTCTGTTAGTACATATTCAAAGAATATGGAACTCAGCACACAGATTCCTGACTCTTCAAAAGTGCAGATGTTGATAGATGAAGGTAAGTATTTCCAGGTTCAGGTAGATGATGTTGATGAAATACAGTCCGATGTTAAACTGTTGAATGTTTGGACTGATACTGCTGCTGAGCAGTTAAAAGAAGAAATCGACAAGACTGTCGTTCAGGGTATTTATAATGATGCCAATTCGAGCAATAAAGGCGCAACTGCCGGTAACGATTCAAGCGCATTCAATCTCGGCGCATCCGGTGCCCCTGTTCCGCTTACCAAGGTGAACATTATCGATTACATAACTGATGTTGGTACTGTACTCGACGAACAGAGTGTTCCTGATTCTGAGCGGTGGATGGTTTTGCCGCCTGTGTTCTGTAACCTGATACCTAAATCCGATCTTAAAGATGCGTCTTTATCCGGTGATAGTGTATCTCCTTTGCGTAATGGCAACCTTGGCACAATTGCCAATATGACGATTCACGTTTCTCGCCAGCTTTACAGTACAACCGACACTGGCGATACTGTTTGGTATTGCTTAGCCGGTCATCCGATTGCTGTTTCTTTCGCTGCTCAACTCAGCAAAACTGAGGAAATAAGATCTGAGCATTCGTTTGCGACGAAGGTTCGTGGTCTCGAAGTATTTGGCTATAAGACTACGAAAGACACTGCTCTTGCATGTCTATATGCAAAAGTTGGCTGATAGCAATTGAAACATTAACCTATAAATTAATAAAGGTAAAAATAATGGCTGATTATGATTATGTGGATAAGTCCACAGGTACCGATTATTATGGTGAGGGCGTTTGCTCAGCATATACGAGTAAGCATTTCATCTGGAAACGTCATATTAGTTTTGCAGTAGCAGGCGATGCTCTGGTTTCAAGTACCGGCGCATTCACTTCGTCTGATACTGTGGCGATTTTCAATGTTGTTGAAGGTATGATGCTTAACTATGTGTTGGTAGAAGTTATTACCGCTGAAGGTGGTACATGTACTGTTGATATTGGTGACGGTACTGATCCTGACGGATATCTTATGGCTGTCGATTTCAATGCGGCTACATGGTATCAACCTGATAGTACGTATGGCGGAAAATATCTTGGTGGTGATACACCGACCAATTATGTGGGTTATACGTATGCCGCAGCTGATACGATCGATATCGATTTCGGGCATACTACCGATGATACTGTCGCTGACTTCTGGATTGCGGGTGTATACTTCAACCCCATTTACGTCGCTTAATAATTAGCAGTTCAATATTCGATGTGCGGATAGGCGGTTAAACTATCGTCTTTCCGTGCATCAAAAAACTCAACGAAGGAGAATAGGAAAATGGCAACCTACCGACGCAAAAAGACAGACCCTACGTACATGAGAAAAGTAGGTGATCCGCACATTGTTATGTATAATCCTGCATTTTCAGGAAAAGCAAATTATATAACTGGATGGTCGTTCGATGATTTACTGCCTCGTGGTGGTAATCCCGACGATATCAGACCTCCTGACATTATTAGACCTCCGGCATTAGGTGGTCAGAATATCAATGCTGTAAGAGAGAAAGAAAAGAAACAATCAGCAGCAAGAGCTAAAGCAAAACAAGAAGAAGCAAGAATTGAAGTTAGGGAGAAAATCGAGGAAGAGGAAGCTGCGCAGATAGCAAATACGGAAATTCCTCTGGACGAAGAAAAGGTTCCTGATGAATCACCGGAAAACTGGCGCAATTGGTCGAAATTAAAACTAATTAAATACGCTAAAGACAGTCTCGGTCTCGATGTTCGTCCCAATACCGGCAGAGAAAAAGTGATCGTTAAAATTGAAGAAGCACAGCACTATGTTGAGAAAGTAGAATAACGAACTAAAAAAATAAAGAGAATAAACCATGGCTTTTGACGGCTACACATTAGGTGAACTTACATCTAAGCTCGATAGACGGTTACGTAACTATGGCAAGTTTCAATGGCAGGCGACCGAAGCTACCGATTTAATAAACGAAGGCTATATCGATTTTGTGAACAGAACAAAATGTTTGCGAACAAATAGCTATATTGAACTTGCAGCTGACACACCCACTTACACGCTTGAGACAGATATCCTGCAACTTCGTTCAGCATTGTATCGGGGCAAATCACTGTCTCTGATGACCAACGATTCAATGGATAGAATATTTGGTACGAATTGGCGAGAAACTACAAGCACGACAATCGACTATTTAATTCAGGACAATTTGGGACATGCCAGTACACGAATCTATCCGTTCTTTACCGATTTGGACAATGCGACCATTACTATAGATGACAATCATTGCCTACTGAACTTTACTTACGATTCGACTGCTGGTGAAATAACACTGACCAATGGTGATTATGACGGTGACGATCTTGCAACCGAAATTGCGACACAGATCGATACTGAATATAGTATAACAAGTACGGTTGCATTTGACAGCGCTACCGGTGTGATTACAATAACCGTTGCAGCAAACGATATTTCATTTACGTATTCAGGTTCGACAGCAGGTGACAGGATAGGATTTCGTGCCGATATTTCAGCCGATACAAGTATTTACGGTGTCAGTGCGATTTATATCGATTACAACTATACTTATCTTCCTGATGAGCTTTCGGCTACCAGTAGTAAACCTGTATTACCATATAGATATCATATAGCACTATTTTACTATGCTTTGTATTCGCTATTGTTAGACGCTGTTGGCGAAGGACAAGATAAAATGGGTGCGGCTCATGCGTGGGAACAATACATGAAACTTGTTGAAGATTGTAGGAACTTTGTCGAATTGGGCTATCAGCGCAGCCGTGATTCGCAAGTCATACCCAGACCTTTTGTTTAACCTTTAGTTGTGGAGTCAACCATGGCAGATGATAAGAAAGAAATAAAACCTGAAGTCGAGAAACCTGGTTATTACAACATTCTCGATAAGAGCATAATCGGCAACAGAAAGATAACCACATTAGGGCATCAGACAGGTGCTGGTGTTGTCATGCTCGTAATAACAGAGACTGGCAAAGAGGTAGTTCATCAGTCGCTTTTATGGATTAATCATGCGAGAATCGAGCCCTATACGTTTCATGGTAAGATTGAACGCTATGACCTGATAGGGGGTCAATAATGACAAGCATAACGGAAGCAACGCTTTATTCAGATATTCGCAGTATGCTTAACGAACCAACTCCGTTGATATGGACGAATACCGAGCTTTTAGCGTGGATAGATCAAGCCGCACGGATAATCGGTGCTGTTACATTAAGCAGAGAATTGACAGTTGATGATGCGATTATATCAACTACCGGTCCTACTGTTGAGCAAACTGCTTATGCTCTTTTAGATTCAAGCATTGAAGAGGCACCGTTGATTGATGCTATAATTTATTACGGTTCGACAACGAATACGGCATCAGTTCATACCAGCGCTTTAATAAAGGTGCATCCGCGCGTTTTTGATAATGTTGTTGATGACACTGAAGATTATCCTAAGTTCTGGACGGTTATAAACGAAACAGTATATATATGGCCACCGCCTAAATCTACTATTAATGATCATGTTTTCCAAATTTTATATCATGATAATGTTGATGAATATTTTCTTGCTGCAACAACTTATTATCTGCGAGATGAATTACAGGAATATGTTATTTGGTACGCTGTAGCAAAGGCTTTTGAGAAGGTCGGTAAATACGCACAGTCAGAACAGTATATGTCGATTTTTAATAGCTTCATATCATTCCATCGTCAAGACAGATTGCCCAAACCTGTTGATAGTTTAGAGATGATGAATGTGCCTGACAGAACGCAAATGGTTCAATGAAAGGATTGAAATAAATGGCTGATGTACATTTTTTAAGTGGTAACGAGGCGATTACCGTAATACGGTCTCGAATCAACGAACCTACTGCTAACCGTTGGACAGATGTTGAATTGACAAGATGGCTTGACAGAGGTGCGAGAAACATTTCGGCAATTACGTTATGCAACATGACATCTGAAGAGATTACTATTGTTGCAAATACAATGCGGTATACGTTGTCAAACAAGTATATTAAGATAGAAAGTGTTAATTTCGATATTGATACAGGTGCGGATGATACTCATAAGGGATTAGCCAGAATGAATGTTCAGGGAATAGGACAGTTATTCAATCCTGCTGATATTGCTGTTGCTGCAAATGTTCTTGAGTATTATTTCATCTGGGGCGACTATATATATCTCTGGCCACCGCCTACCGCAGCATTAGTAACGGCTGGTAAGCCTACAGTTTTCGGCTATACAGTCGTGGAAAATTATTCAGCTGATTATACAGCGGTAGCCAGCAATTTGTTACCCAACTATCTTTGCCCTGTAGCTGTTGATTATGCTGTTGCCTGTGCATATACCAAAATCGGCAAGCATTCATTAGCAGCACTTAACATGCAACGCTATATGTCCAGTGTGTCTTTCCATCGTAGCAATGTTTACGGTGAGACAAACAGAGTCGATACTTACGACATGACCAAGATGCCGGACAGAACGGTGGTTCAATCCAGATAAATTATGGCGAGACAAAATAAGGCTACACCTAAGACCGAATACACGGTCAAATCAGAGCCAAAACTTAATCCCGACATTGGAAAATCGCCAGATGAAACAATAATTAAATCAGAAAACATACCGAATCTTAGTGCTGATATAAGGTCATCCGGTGATCAGACAGTAGTTGGGATAAGTAGTAGTAGCAGTAGTGATAGCTCTGGTTCGCTTCAATTAAATACTGATATTTCTTCATCACAAGATGTCGAATCTGTTCAGTATCCAGAGAAAGAACTTGTTGTCAACAGGGATATTAATGCTGCTGGTAACGAAGTTGTTTCAGCATCTATATCTACGCCTAATCTTAGTGCTGATATTCAAACATCATCGAATGAAATCAATACTGTTGCTATACCTCCTCCGATTGTTGTCAGTGCTGATATTCAAACATCAGGTGATTCAGCTGTTATACACTCTGGTAAACCCGACATAACTGTCAGTGCTGATATTCAAACATCAGGTGATTTGCCATCCATACAGCTTAGTAAACAAGAACTGGTTGTCAGTGCTGATATTCAGAAATCTTCTAACACACAAGTAGTCACACCTTATACTGTTCCGCAATTACCCACCAAGATACAAAACGCTCCTGATTTGCCGATTGAGTTTATTGAATTTCCATTAGTTGATGGTGAATGGATGCCTCGCGGTGATCCTATCAATATCGGACCGCAGAACTATTCCACGTTAAAGAATTTACGATATACTGATTACGGGCTCGAAGGTATTGGCGGAACAACTCGTGTGAATGATTTGGACACTGCTATCACAGAAGGTATTAACAACGGCATACAGTTATTTAATTTTACCAACGATACGTCTTATGTGATTATACAGGATAACGATGCTACCCATAGAGACGTGTTCTATAGCGATGCTATTGTACCCGCTGTTGAAGCTGCAGCTTTGACACTTGCTTACGAAGGTACGGGCACGGGATTGGGTAGATTTGCCCTGTTTCCTAACGGTCATGTTGCAATGTGCAATCAGAATGCCAATGTTATTTGGGCTGGTAAAGAGATGCGAATAGGTGCGTTTCTCGGTAATTACAATGACGCAGCAGGGCTTGACTGGTATACACATAGAGATGATTTAACCGATTTCACAAGCATAGTAAGAAATAATGTAACAAGTGACGATGTTGCAATAGACGATGACACTGGAGCGGCAATAGGTCATACTTATTTTATCGGTTCGCCTCGACCTCTCGATGGATTTACTGTTAGTATGAATTTATTTAATATAGCTATTTCCACTATGACGGTAAACTATTTTGACGGTGATGATTTTACGAATAATGTAGCTATAGACGATGGAACGTCATCTGGTGGCGTAACACTTGAACAGGACGGATATGTTGAATTCACTGCTGACCCAACTGTATATCCCTATCTTATGTGTGGCTATTATCTTTACTTTTATGAGGTTGTTATCAGTGCCATAGCCGGTGCTCCTACAATTTCCAATATCACACTTGATTGCGATATGCAGGATATGGTTGATATCTGGGACGGTCAATACCGTACAGCTATTCTTTTCTATACTTATATCGACGGTGTTAAAAAAACACTTACTGCTGAAATGGCTGCTGAATCTAACCAGTTCGGTTCATACTATGCTACTATAACAGGTATGAACAGTACTGATGATGAACTCATTGTAATGTTCGAAGAGCCACAAGCCGGATTTAAGATAAATATGTGGGAAGCGAATGTCAATGCAGCTGCTAATACAATTCGCATTTCTACATGGGGCGAAGATTCTGCATGGCATCTTCTTGCGCCTAAACGTGATTCTACTGTTGATAATGCTGCAAGAACAGCTTCGTTCGCTAAAAGCGGATTCATATTGTTAGACAGACCAACAACGACGGAAGTAAAAACTACAATTGACGATATTACTGGTTATGCTTATAAAATAACAGTAGCCACCGGAACAGATTTAACTGATGCCACTATAGTCGATACGATACAGGGCATACCTGTTTATCG